ATACTCTGAATTGGGGTACTCAGGGATCTGTCAAATACCTTCTCCTTAGGGGCGGTACAATCGGTATCGCCTATGGTGCTTACTAAGAAAGTGAGGTGAGAGAGGATGCAAAAGCTAACAGCACAGCAAGAGAAATTTGCACAAGCAATTGCGTTGGAAGACATGAATCAGGCAGATGCATACCGATCTGCCTATAACACATCAAAGATGACCAGCGAGACCTTGTGGGTGAAAGCTAGTGAACTGGCAAAGAACGATAAGGTAGCGGTAAGGATAGCTGAATTGAGAAAACAAGCTATGACACCAAAGGTTATGAGCGCACAGAACAGAAGAGAAAAGCTGACGGAACTGGCAGAGAGCGATGATCCTAATGTGGCCATGAAAGCAATTGACTTGCTGAATAAGATGGATGGCGAGTATGTGCAGAAGGTGGAAGCTGCCGTGACCAATGCGGTAAGCATCAGCATTGAATTGGTGGACGAATAATGGATGTAAACATTCGGATATCCAAGAAGGTGTTCAACGATGTGTACCTTCCCTATCTGGATAATGAAGACAGATACCTTGTGTTCTATGGCGGTGGCTCTTCCGGTAAGAGTTACTTCATAGCACAGCGGTACATATACAAGCTGATCCATCCGAAGCGCTGCAATCTACTGGTAGTCCGTCAGACCGGAGATACAAACAGAAGGTCTACATTCCCTCTGCTGAAGCAAGTCATATCAAACTGGAATCTGTCAGAGCATTTCAAGATCAACGAGAGCGACATGAGAATCGTCTGCAAGCTGACCGGAAACGAGGTAGCCTTTGCCGGACTGGATGATGTCGAAAAGATTAAGTCTATCACCTTTGCCAATGGCGAATTGACCGATGAATGGTGTGAGGAAGCTACCGAAATGCAGGAAGCTGACATCAACCAGCTAAAGGTTCGTTTGCGTGGTGGTAAGAGTAAGAAACAGATGGTTCTCAGCTTTAACCCCATCAACATACAGCATTGGATAAAGGGACATTTCATCGACAGCGGACTGGCAACAGTCTGCTTTTCTACTTATAAGGACAACAAGTTCCTGACGGACGATGATAGGAAAGCACTTGAGGATCTGAGACTCACAGATGAATACACCTATGAGGTCTACTGCCTCGGCAAGTGGGGCATTCTCGGCAAAACGGTATTCGATGCAAGGGCAATTCAAAAGCGCTTAGAAACCATCCAGAAGCCTATCAAGACTGGTTACTTCGTATATGACTATGACGGACTCCAGATCACCAATATCAAGTGGGTCAATGATAAGTCCGGCTACATCAGGATCTACCAAGTTCCCAATGTGCCAAGGATGACAGAGTACTGCATCGGTGGCGATACAGCCGGAGAAGGAAGCGACTTCTTTACTGGTCATGTGCTGGATGCCAGAACCGGAGAACAAGTTGCTGTATTGAGGCAGCAGTTCGATGCAGACCAGTACACAAAGCAGATGTACTGTCTGGGCAAATACTACAAGGATGCTCTGATCGGCATAGAGGCCAACTTCGACTCCTTCCCTATCATGGAGCTGCAACGCTTGAATTATCCGAAACAATACGCCAGAGAAGCGCAGGACACCTACACCGGAAAGACAGAGAAGCGGTTCGGCTTCAAGACCACATCCTTAACAAGACCGACAATCATATCCAAGCTGATAGAGATTGTCAGAGAGTATTGTGAGACGATTTATGACAAGGAAACACTTGAGGAACTACTGACTATCATCCGCAATGAAAAGGGGCGTATAGAAGCGCCACAAGGCGGTCATGACGATATGATGATGGGTCTGGCTATCGCACATCACATCCGGGATCAGGTGGTCTTCACGAATGAGCCTATCGTGGTCAATCCGCAGCACCACTTCAACATAGAAAAGCATTTTCAGACACAGTATGACTATGGCGAAAGCCTCACAGTCATTTGAGGAGGACATATGGAAGTATTACTTTTACTGGTCATGGGAGCAACGAACCTTCTGTGCTTCGTGGTCGGTGCAAAGGTAGGCCAGTCGGTCAGCAAGGACGAACCAATTGAGATGCCCAAGCTGAATCCGATGGAGATCTACCGGGAGCAGGAGTCCAAGAGAGAGGCAAAGAAAGAGCAGGATAAGATGGACACCATCATGCGTAACATTGAAAGCTACGATGGTACTGGCAGAGGGCAGGAAGAGGTGGAGTGATGAATATTCAGGAGATCAAAGAAACGCCAATTTGGTCATTGTACGAAAAAGGACGAAATTACCACAGACGGACGGGTATTTACACAGACACAGACCGGAACTATCGGTTCTATAACGGCAACCAATGGGAAGGTGCGAAGCTGGGTGATGTAGAGCCAGTCCAGAAGAACTTCATCAAGCCTATCGTCAAGTACAAGTGCGCAGTCATCCATGACAATCTGTATGCCATCAACTACTCCTCCATGAACCATGAGAGCAGAGAGTTCCAGATGCAGGCAGAGCGGTACTGCGAGATGCTGAATCGGTATGCCGCCAGAGTCTGGGAGCATGACCAGATGGACAAGAAGCTGCGCAAGGTGACGAAGGATGCCGCCATCAATGACGAGGGCATCATGTATGTCAACTTTGATACCCAGAAGATGCAGCCGATCAATGAGGTCATCAAGAAGAATGACATCTACTACGGCAACGAGAATGACGAGGATATTCAGGCACAGCCTTATATCTTGCTCCGGAAGAGAATGCCCGTGGTAAATGCCATTGACCTTGCCTTGGCTGAAGGTATGAGCGAAAGCAAGATTGATATGATCGTGGGTGACAATGACACCTTCGAGGAGAGCGGTGAAGCGGCAAAGATCGAACTGGATAACATGGTGACTGTTGTCTACAAGATGTACAAGAAGCAAGGCACTGTCCGCTACTCTGTTGCTACCAGATGGGTGGGGATTGCAGAGGACATCGAAACCGGACTCTCCATGTATCCCATTGCACATTTCACATGGGAAGAGAAGGAAGGTAGCGCCAGAGGCGAAGGTGAAGTCCGGTATCTGATTCCCAACCAGATCGAAGTCAACAAGACGGAAATGAGACGAATCATTACTGTCAAGCAGCAGGCATATCCCATGAAGGTGGCAGACCGGAACAAGATTGCCAATCCTGCATCGGTCAATACTGTTGGCGGTGTGATCTGGACGAATAACAATACTGTGGATGATGTGCATAAGATTGTGGGTACAATTCCCCCGGCACAGATGAGTCCTGATGTGGTCAAGCTTCAGGAGGATCTAATCAGCATGACCAGAGACTTGGCTGGTGCAGGCGATACTGCTACTGGTCAGGTGAACCCGGAAGATGCATCCGGCAGAGCAATCTTGGCAGTACAGCAGGCCAATAGAGCGCCCATGACAGAGCAGAAGGAAAGCTGCAAGACTCTGATTGAGGATGTAGCAAGAATCTGGCTTGAGTATCTGATCGTCCATTCTGCCGATGGCGTGAACCTTGAGGAAGAGATCGTTGACCCTATGACCGGAGAAGAGACCATTCAGGTGGTCAATGTTCCCCAGACTGTACTGGAGCAGTTGCAGGCAGTAGTCAAGATCGACATCACTCCCAAGAGCGCCTACGACAAGTTTGCGCAGGAGCAGACCATCGAGAACCTGATGGTACAAGGCTTCTTCAATTCTCAGCGTGTGAGCGAACTGGAAGCCTATGCAAAGGCATTGGACGATGACTCTGTTGCTCCCAAGATGAAGATTCTTGAAATCGTAGAGACCATCAAGGAACAGCAGAGAAAGATTGCCATGATCGAGGCTCAGGCTCAGATGATGCAGCAGAGAGCAAGTCAGTTCCTCTTGGGTGATCCTGATGAGCAGGCATCCATGATGGCAGATGCAAGAATGCAGATGCAGATGCAACAGCCTATCGAGGGCGAAGCACAAGTGGCAAGCGAAGAGAAAGCATTGCCAGAACCGAAAGAATAAAGCACCCAACTAAGGGTGCTTTTTCTATATCTGTTCATAGAGCGTGAACAGCGTAATCAAAAGAATGCTCACCGAGATATGACCAGACATGGAAGTCGTTAAAAGCTAATGGAATCGGTGGAACAAGCACCAGTCAAAAAGTAGGAAAGGAAAAGTTATGGAGAATAACGAAAACTTTGTTGCCGATCAGGTGACTGAAAATGTGGAGCAGACCACAGAACAAACCCCCAAGACATATACCCAAGAAGAGGTAGATGCCATTGTGGGCAAACGCATTGCCAGAACCAAGGCAAAGATCGAGAAGGATTACCAGAGAAAGTATGGTGATCTGGAAGATGTGCTGCGGACTGGTACGGGCAAGGATGATGTGGGCGAAATCACAGACACCTTCCGTAAGTTCTACCAGAGCAAGGGCATCCAGTTCCCGGAGAAGCCTATGTATTCTCCCAAGGATATCGAGACTCTTGCAAAGGCCGAAGCTGAAGACATTATCCGCTCCGGCTATGAGGATGTGGTAGAAGAAGTTGACCGACTGACGGAAGTAGGCTTCGACAATATGACTGCGAGAGAAAAGGCAGTATTTAAGGCTCTGGCTGAACATCGCCAAGCAACAGAACGAAGCAGAGAACTTTCCAAGATCGGCGTTACCGAAGAAGTGTACAACAGCGCAGACTTCAAGAACTTCGCTGGCAAATTCAATCCCAACACATCCATTTCGGATATCTATGATATCTACCGCAAGACACAAGAAAAGAAAGAATATCGAACTATGGGAAGCATGAAGAACCTTGAGACCGGAGATAACGGAGTCAAGGACTTCTACTCTGTCGAGGAGGCACGAAGATTCACCAAGGCCGACTACGACAAG